AGAATTACGAGAATCTTAAAGTTGTCTCTGTCGAATATCACGGCGTTATTCCTCTGTTTGATTTGACCGTTGACGGATACAAAAACTTCGCTACAGACACAGTCATCTCACACAACACGCCTGAGATTGCAAGCGCAATGGACATCTATGCCGACGAGACTTGCGCTCAGGATGAAAAGGGCAGAATTCTGCACGTCTACTCTGACAACGAGAAAATTAAAGAAATATTAGAAGAGTTATTCTACGATGTATTAAATGTAGAATTTAATTTAAGATCCTGGGTTAGAAACCTTGTCAAGTACGGTGATTTCTTCCTGTACTGTGATGTGTCACCTGAGCACGGCGTAGTTAATGTCTTTCCCATACCTGTCAATGAGATTCTTAGAGAAGAAAATTACGATCCAGATGACCCGATGGCAGTTAGATACAAGTGGGTCACAATGGGTAACAAATCATTAGAAAATTGGGAAGTTATTCATTTTAGACTACTTGGAAATGACTCATTTTTACCTTATGGATCTTCGATTATTGAAGCAGCACGTAGAATTTGGAGACAGTTAATTCTCATTGAAGATGCAATGCTTGTCTACCGCGTTGTTCGTGCGCCTGAACGCCGTGTCTTCTATATCGATGTTGCGAACATTCCTCCTGAGAACGTTCCAATGTATGTTGAAGAGCAGCGTAAGAATCTCAGATCAAGTCAAGTCGTAGATCGTTCAACTGGCAGAGTTGATCTTCGATACAATCCATTGTCTGTTGATGAAGATTATTTCATACCTGTTCGCGGTGGAGAATCTGGGACAAAAATTGACACCCTCGCAGGTGGGCAAAATGCAGCTGCTGTTGAAGATGTTGCTTATATTCAAAAGAAACTATTTTCGGCTTTAAAGATTCCAAAGGCTTATCTGGGATACGACGAGTCTTTAAGCTCAAAAGCGACTTTAGCCCAAGAAGATATTAGATTCTCACGAACTATTGCTGTTATTCAAAAGACAATAATCGCTGAACTCAACAAGCTTGCCATTATTCATCTTTACTCTCATGGTTTTGATGACGAAGACTTGCAAAATTTCGTTCTTAGACTTCCAAATCCATCGACTATTGCTCAGCAGCAAAAATTGGAATTGTGGAGATCAAAATTCGAGATTGCCGGTGCCGCACCAGAAGGTCAGATGAGCAAAGAATTTATTAGAAAAGAAATCTGGGGTCTCAGCGAAGAACAGTGTCGCGATATTGACGATCAGCGCCTTAAAGAGAAGCTAATTGATGGTGAAATAGAGAATGCTAAATCAGAAGATGAAGGCGCAGAAGCACCTGCAGGTGGTGCAGAAGAATCCCCCGGTGCTGAAGAGGAAGGTGGCGCCGAAGGCGGTGAAGAAGAAGGTGATCTCTTTGCAGGAGATGATCCTGCAGATAGTGACGACGTTGGAAACTTGCTATTGTCAGCCGATAATCCTGATGATGACGAGGAATTTGGCCTTAGATTTAAATTAAAAGACATTGACATGCCTGTTAAGGTACAGCGGCAAATTGATAAAATTCGTCATAATAGAGCGAGAATAAGACATACAGGATCTGCAAAATTGCACATGCCCGATTGGTCTTCTTCTTTAGATGCCAAAGATCTTGCGATGACCGACCCATTTGATGGAAAATTTTTAAGGTCGTTAGCTTCAAATCCTTTAAAAGAAAACAAGACAAGAATCGGATCTGATGTCATGTCCGCCCTTAAGAAAATGGCTTCACTGCCAGCATTTCAGACAAGAACTATTAATTCAAACAAACTTTTATCAGAAGACGTATCTATTGAACTAGAGGAGCAAGAATCTGATAAGACAGATGAGGAGATACTGTGATGAGAATGAGCAAGAACCACAATAAGAAAAGAAACTCAATTCTTCTTTATGAATTTCTAGTTTCTTCTATTTCTAAATCGCTTGTTGAAGATGACAAGAGAAAGTCATCAGCTGCTTTAAAAATTCTGAGACGTCATTTTAAAAAAGGTACAAATCTTTACAAAGAGTTTCGTCTTTTAAATTCGCTCATAAAGACTTCTGTATCTTCACCTCAAGTTGCATCAAGAATTCTTAAAGAGGCGAAGGACGCTGCAATTAAAATGGACCTTACAGAATTGGACAGAGAAAAATCTTTACTTATTAGAAACATTAATCATACGATTAATAATGATGGTTCTTTCTACGACCAACACGTTAATGAGTATAGAATGTGTGCAACAATTCAGCAGCTTATTAACGAATGGCGCTCAGATGATGCAGATATCTCCAAGATCGCAGAATATGAAGATCAACTTGTTCAGTGGCTTTTGTCACCAAAAAAGACGGTGATTGAACACACAATTTCTGAAGAATCTCCCGGTACATCTCGTTTATTGATGACTGTAATGTCTAAGAAGTTGAATGAAAAATATTCTAACTCGTTAAATGAGCAACAGAAAAATATCATTAAAGCGTATACTTTGTCATCAACAACTAATGATCCTTCGCAGATAGTGCAAAGATTAGAAGAGGTTAGGGCCGATCTTTCATCTAGCATTGACTTATACATTGAGCAAATAAAAGACTTGCCACATCTCAAAGCTAAGCTTTTTGAAACAAAGCAAGAACTTATGTCTGAAAATTTTGAGAAAATTGATGATTCTCTAATCACTAAATTCATGATTTATTCCAAGCTTAAATCAGAGCTTGACTCAAAGGAGTGACTATGACTACCGATCTGAAACTGCTAAATTCTTACGAAGTTTTCAACTATACACCCGAGATGATTAAAGAATCTCGAGAAAAAAATGGTGGAAAGGTGATGATGAAAGGTATTCTGCAAAAAGCAGATACGCTTAATCAGAACGGTAGAATCTATCCAATCGACATTCTTGAGCGAGAAATTAGAAACTATCAAAAATTTATTGTTGAAAATAGGGCACTTGGTGAGCTAGACCATCCCGACTCATCTGTTGTGAATTTAAAGAATGCATCACACTTGGTGAAGGAAGCTTATCTTGACAAACAAGTTGTTTTTGGCACTGTAGAGATTCTTGATACACCATCTGGAAAAATATTGCAGTCGCTTATTGAATCAGGTGTCAAGCTGGGTATTTCTTCTCGTGGAGTCGGAACAACCAAGAAGCAAGGCGACTATCATGTCGTGCAAGATGACTTCCAGCTTATTTGCTGGGACTTCGTCTCAGAGCCTTCAACCCCCGGTGCTTTTATGCTTCCAGAAGGAAAGTCAATCAATCCTAATGAGCTGAAAAATGCTTTCAATAAATCTGACAGAATTGATAGAATAATAAACGACGTTCTTAGTTTTAAGAAGTGATTCCACTTATTATCTTAATGTAACATTATATGAAGCTAACAAAGAGTGATCTAAAACAAATCGTTAAAGAGTGCCTTGTCGAGATTTTGTCTGAGGGTATGGGTGCCTCTCTTCCATCAGTCAATGAAGTAAAAAAGCAAACTCTTAAAAAGAGAGATGCTATACCTCATGCTTCTTCTGCAATGAGACAAAATACAGAAAGAGTTCGCATGCCATCAAGCGCACTAAAAGAAGCAATTAAGATTGAAGCAGCGGGTAATCCAATTATGGCGTCAATTCTTGCTGATACTGCTGCAAACAGTCTTCCTTCGATGCTAGAGTCTGATGTCCCTGGAAAGTTCACACCTACACCCGCAGGATCTGCCGAGCGTGTGGTTGCTGCTTCTGATCCCGAAGATTTATTTGGTGAGGAAGCTGCTTCAAAATGGGCAAGTTTAGCTTTTGCAGCATCTCCAAAAAAATGATTATTTTTTCTTTGACGAATATTTAGTAACAGTAACCACAGGGGTTGAAATGAAATTAACAAGCAAGCTTTTAAAGCAAATTATTGAAGAAGAAGTTTCCAAGTTTGGCGAAATGGAATCAACAGAAGACCGCGCAAAGGACGCTGTTGAGTTAGATGCAGATGAGCTTGGTTCTGACAAAGCTCATGATCTTTCAATTGATTTTATGAAAGCACTCAAGATAGAAGAGTCACGCCTTCTCCGTCGTCTTCAAAAGATTACAGAGATAAAAAAGGCTTGGTCAAGCAAGTAATTGTTACTAATTAAGCATTAAGGAATAATAAAATGAGCGGTCCTGGAAAAGGTAGATATACTAATTACGTACCCGTTGGAGGTGAAAGTGCTGCTGCATATGCAAAGCGCTATTCACTTTTTAATGAAAAAGCAAGTGCAAACAAAGGCGCATTCTTCGGCATTGCAGATGGCTGGAAGAAATATGTTGAGGATGCTGCAAAGTATCTTGAGAAGGGCGAAGGAGACGTTCAACTTTTTCCAGTGCCCGTTAAAATGAACTTTGGAGATGCACCAAACATATCTGATACTTCTGTTGCAAAATCAGGAGATCCTGCAAATCAATATGTTCCCGACTTGAGCTCCCCTGGAGCTTCTGATAGCGGCGTAAATGTTGATCCAAAATCAAAATCTGGCAATGGCAGCCTCGCAGTTACATCTGTGAAGCCCGACTATATTGTTCCAAACAGTTTAGTCGGTCAAGATGGCACAAATCTAGGTGGTCAATCACCTAGCAATACAAGCACAACAATTGGCAATTCACCAATCGGTGCCAATCTTATAAAAGGCAAGTCTAAAGGCACTGATGGAGGCTGATAGATTTTAAATGTCAGGTCCGGGAAAGGGTAGATACACTGATTATGTGTCTACCCAATCATCAAAAATTACTAGACTTCATAAGTTATTTAACGCTAATCCTGCGTCCGTTGTTAGCACACCAGACTCTAACACTAGCAAAGGTATGCTGTATGGTGGTAACCTAGGCTTCAGTCAATCTAATAATTTTGAAGCTGCTAAGCACGTCGTCAATAATTACAATGAAAATATTGTTGACGACAACGTTGTAATTGGTACAAATCAAAAAACAGGAACACCAATTTATTTTTTAGGCAATTCTAACACACCAGTTCCGGATACTACAGAATTGTCAAATAATATTAAGAGTCCGCCTTGTAATTCTTATATGCCCGATCTAACATCTCCAGGTGCAGCCTCAGACGGAAAAGTTAATTTCATTAAACTAGAATTTACGCCTATAAAGCCGCAAGATTACAAACCTTTCATTAATATTTCACCTAGCAGCTTAGATGATCTTGGCAACCTTGGCACAGTATCACCACACGTCTCTTCCCCCTTGTTAGGATTATCGTCCGTGGGTACGAATATTGTGATGGGTATGAGTAAAAAAAGTATATCTAGCTGAACAATTGTTTTAAATTAAAAAATCTGTAATATTTAGCTATTGATAAAGTGATCGTGAAAGGACCCAAATGAGCAAGCAATTGTACGAGGAAGCATTGGCAGATGTCAAAAAGCTAAAAGAAATAGCTGAAGATAATGCTAAGCGCGCAATTTTAGAAGCTGTAACACCAAGAATTAAAGATCTCATAGAGCATCAACTTTTAGGTGAAGCCAAGCATAGCGACGACAAAGACCTACTTCTCGATGATATGCCGCAAAGCATGTCAGATGAGCTCCCTGCAGTTGATCCCGAGGTTGCTGCTGCTATCTCCATGCCCGATAAAGAGGGCAAAGTCACGCTTGATTTAAGCATGCTGTCTTCTCCTAAAGGCGAAGACTATACTCTTAGCATGGATGATGAAAAAGCAGTTGATGCTCTAATTCCATCAGAAAAAGTTGACATGGTTAAGGCAGAGTCTGCTTTGACAAAACTCGAAAATAAGATCCACGCATACACAAAAGCAAGTGCCGTCTTGCGCGAGACGAAGAGTTATTTGATTGGCCTGGTGTCAACAATTTCTGAAGTTGAAGATATGTATTCAACATTGAAGAACACTAAAGATTCTTCAAAGACTGAAAATTTGATCCAAAGATTAAAGGAATGTCACAAAACGCTTAAGAAGCTTATGGAGCAGGAAACGAACATGAAAAAGAAATTCTCACTCAATGAAGAAGACGTTACACTCACACTAAAAGGTTTACCAGACGACTTAGATCCCGACGACGTTGAGATTGAGCTCGTTGCTGGTGGCGAAGCTGAAGAGGGTGAAGGTGAAGAAGCTGAATCCGAAGAGGACGAAGAATCAGAGGGTGAAGATGCTTTTGGAGGCGGTGACGAAGAGGAAGAGGACGAAGAGGAAGAGTCTGATGAAGAGCCTGAAGAAGGCTCCGAAGAAAAAGAGGAAGAAAAAATGGAAACACGATGGTTAAAGGGTGACGTTGTCGTCGAGATCGACGAGAACATGCTGAGAAAAGAAATTTCACGCATGAGAGCTCTCCGCGAAGCTGCGGACGATGTTCAAGACTGGGGACACGGCGCCGGCGACCTCGGTGACCTCGAGGACGAAGACCTCGGTGATCCTCTCGAGATGGACCTCTCTGAGGCAGGCGGTGACCTCGACGAAGAGTACGACACCGACATGGACTCTGACATGGACATGGACGAAGGCAGTAAGGATGATAAGGAACCTGAAGGAGACCTCGACCTCGAAATCGCGATGCAAGGTTACGACTCCGATGAAGACGGAGACCTTGATGAAGGTGAAGAAGAGGAAGAGAAGAGCCCCAAGGGCAAGGAACCGGCTCCTCAAAAGGAAGAGGACAAGAAACCGGCTGCTCAACAAAAGGAAGCGATCGTTCGAAAGTTAGCCACCGAGGCTCGCATCCAGGCAGAAGCAAAGAAGAAGGCGGGCCAGGCTGGCCAAGCTGCAAAGAAGAAGCAAAAGGAAGCTCAGCAGAAGATGAAGGAAGCTCATCGACAGGCTAAGCAAAAGAAGATGAAGGAAGCTCAGCAAAAGAAGAAGGATGCACAAGACTCTGCAAAGAAGTCTAAGCAGATGAAGGAAGCCTATAACTACTACGCTAAGCAATTCAATGAGTCTGTCCTTCGCACAAGAAAGTTACAGAGCATGCTCGCAGAAGCGACTGCTCGCAATGGATCGTCCAAGAATGGCGCATCCTCACGGTTAGTGGAGAATACCGTCGAACTCCGCGAGAAGTTGGCAGAAATGAATCTGTTCAACGCGAAGCTCCTCTTCACAAACAAGCTGCTCCAAAACGAGTCGCTCACCAAGCGCCAAAAGGCCGAGGTGATCGAGCGTCTCGACGAGGCACAGAACGTTCGTGAGGCGAAGCTTGTCTACGAGAGCTTGGTGAAGGCCCTCCAAGGTGGCTCAACCGGTCGCACAGTGACCGAATCAGCTGCACGCGGAGTCATTGGTTCTTCATCACGTCCCGCGCGTCCCGCGGCGACAACAACTACTACGCTCAACGAAGGCTTCGAAGCCGAGCGCTGGGCGAAGCTCGCGGGCATCATTAAGTGATGTGAACTTTTAACAACAACAACCAACTTTAGATTTTTTTAGGAGTCAATTTAAAATGAAGTATTTTAGCTTAGATCAACTTGCCCAGGGTATCCGCGAGAAGCACGTCGGTGCTGAGCGTGCCCGTTTAACAGAGAAGTGGAGCCGCACCGGTCTCCTCCGTGGTCTCGACGGCCAAAAGCGCGAGATGATGTCACAACTTCTCGAGAACCAAGCTGCTCAGGTCCTCAAGGAGAGCTCAGCTCTCTCGACCGGTGGCGGTAACGTTGCAACCAGCGGACAGATCCAGGGCTTCAGCAACATCGCATTCCCAATCGTTCGCCGCGTGTTCGGTGGCCTCGTCGCCAACGAGCTCGTGTCGATCCAACCCATGAGCCTCCCAAGCGGCCTCATCTTCTACCTTGACTATACCTACGGTACATCCAAGGGCGGAACAGCCACAGCCGGTGATGAGGTCTATTCAAAGGGCCAATCCATCTACAACAACCCACGCGGCAAGGGCGTCCAATCCGGATCTCTCGCTGCCGGTGGCATGTACGATCTTGTGGGTACAGGTTACTCCCGCACATCAGGCTCTTTCACAGGCGAGAACCTCGCGGCTCTCGGTGCCTTCGGCGGCGCCAATGGTGATACATTTGCAGCCAGCTTGATGATCGCATCTGACAGCATGCTCAGCGGTTCTAACGCTCGCTTCTCCGACTTCGACCCACAGGTCCAAGCAGCAGTGCAGAGCAACGACCTTGACCTTACATTCGCAGTTATGGCCATCACAGGCTCTGGCTTCGACAAGATGGACAAGCTCGCTGTTGAGCACCTCGCAGTCTTCGGTACAGTCACCAACGCCACAGCATGGGGCGAGACTTACCAAGGTGGAAGTGGTGTTCTCAACCTCCGTCGCCTCAACAAGCGCGGCAACTGGACAGGCTCCGTCTTCACAGCTGATGCACTCAACGGAACACACGTTCTCATGGTGCTCAAGGGTGCAAACGGCGACGCTCTCTCCGGCGGCACAACAGGAAGCACTCTCCGCGGTTCATTCGTGACTGCAGCGGGACTTTCGGTCGACTCCACAGCGGGTTCAACAGTCACAGTGCCCTCCTTCGAGTCTGACTTCGGTTCAACTCCTGCTCCGGCGATCCCAGAGATCGACATCCGCATCGAGTCGATCGCAGTCACAGCCGAGACCCGCAAGCTCCGCGCTCGCTGGTCACCGGAACTCGCGCAAGACCTCAACGCCTATCACTCGATGGACGCCGAGGTGGAGCTCACCTCGATCCTCTCTGAGCAGATCGCTCTCGAGATCGACCGCGAGATCCTCAACGACCTCGTGACCGCAGCCAACGGCGCCAACTACTACTGGAGCCGCTCACCCGGTCGCTTCGTCAACAAGACCACAGGCGTTCGTGAGAGCCTCGCTGACCTCAACCAAATCGGCCCGGCCTTCACCGGTACGGTTCGTGAGTGGTACGAGACCCTCGTGGAGACCATCATCGACGTGGCCAACACCATCCACCGCAAGACACTCCGTGGAAGCGCAAACTTCCTCGTCTGCGGCCCGGACGTCGCCACCGTCCTCGAGAGCTCGGTCCTCTACAAGCCCAAGCTTTCCATCGACGGCGAGGGACAGGTCTC